TTATTTCTCACCCCCTAACTTGTTTATACAGGCAATAACCATTGGACCCTGCCCTTACCGCCTAAGCCCTTACCGCCTAACTTGTTTGTGTTGGTTATTTCTCACCCCCTAACTTGTTTATATAGGCAATAACCATTGGACCCTGCCCTTACCGCCTAAGCCCTTACCGCCTAATCCCTAACCGCCTAATTGTTTATGACGTCATTTTATATTTAGTCACGTGACCTTCCATCAGCTTCCATGAGCTTCGAACGCCACAATTTAGGTTAGGTCATCGGTTGTGGGGTAACTGCGCCACATCATTTCCGTTTTTGGTAACGATCGATGTACCCCTGAATGGGTATAAATACAGGCCGTTCCAGAGCCATTCTGTATTCATGTCTCAAGCTCGCTATTGGTTATTAACTATCCCTGCAAATGCCTATCAATTACCGGAAACGTTGCCAGAACAACTCGCCTGTTTGCGTGGCCAAAAGGAGCAGGGTAACAACACGGGTTATGAACACTGGCAACTCTTGGCAGTCTTTAAACGTGCGGTCCGACTTGCAGCAGTCAAATCCCTTTTTGGACAGTCCTGTCATGCAGAACCCAGTAGAAGCTCGGCAGCAAATGAATACGTTTTTAAGGATGATACAGCAATCGAGGGAACGCGTTTCGAACTTGGATCAATTCCTTTCAAACGAAACAGCAAGACAGATTGGGAATCAGCAAAACAACTCGCCAAGCGTGGGAAGATTGACGACGTTCCAGCAGATGTATTTATAAAATACTACAGAACTTTGAAGGATATCGCCAAAGATCATATGAAAAAACCCGAAGACTTAGAAAATTGTTGTGGTGTATGGATTTATGGTCCTCCAGGTGTTGGTAAATCACACTATGCACGAAATGAATTCAAAGACGCATATTTCAAAATGCAGAATAAGTGGTGGTGTGGATATCAAAATGAAGAAAACGTTATTTTGGACGACTTTGACTCAAAACAACTTGGCCATCATTTAAAAATTTGGGCAGACAAATATGCTTTTGTGGCTGAAACAAAAGGTTATGCCATTAATATCCGACCAAAAAAATTCGTAGTTACAAGCAACTACAAAATTGAAGATATTTTTAATGAAGATGCTGCTCTTTGTGAAGCAATCAAAAGAAGATTTATTGTCATTCATATTCCAATGAAAATGTTTTAATAAAATTTTTATTACAATTACAAAAACAAAAAATATTAAAATTAATATCACATATCTTCTCAAACCAACTGAACATTACACCGGAGAGTTTTCAACAATATAAGTACTCAAATTCTTCTTTTTACAAGTCATCAACATTCCCATTTTTTGGTCTAACTCATAAATAACTGCAATAACGGTATCCGCAGTAGTTCCCTTATGAGTAATCATTTTTTCTAAACCAAAAAATCTAAATTTTCCCAGCGTAGTCCAATTATATGTATTAGGTCTGCCCATCAATAACTTGTTATAAAATGACGAAAAACTAAGTTTTTTCGTATACGTCAACACTGACGTCTTCAACTGACCTGAATCCATGTGAACCTTTCCACTACGTTGTACATATTTGAAATGTCCTTGTGGTGGAGGTTCTTGCAAAGATTCATTAAGAAATGGATCAAAACTGATTTGAATCAAACCAGTATTGGTATTTGGTTGAAATGCAACATTATCTTCCTGTTGTCTAAAAAACGCTCCGCTACCTGATCCTTCATAACTTTTGCCGTATAACGGCACAGCTTCAATATCATCAGTTTGATCGTCAGTTTCTGAACTCTTAGTAACATTTTGGATTTTTAAAGCACTTTTACAGTGATATTCCATATGAGCATTTTGTAAATCAAAAATGCCTACAGTATTTTGTGTTCCAAGTCCATATCGAATTTTGCAATCAATAAACCAATACACTTGACCTGTTCCATTAAAAAACACATCCAATTGAGTTGCAATTGTGGAAAACGCAGTTGTATTATCAAATGTAAAATTCTGTGATAATACAGCACCGTTAGGTGCATCTTTATACCGAATAGTCCAAATGACACTATGGCCTGGTGTAGTAATATCAGGATAAGCAGGGTTATTCCAATTTTCAATTATAATATTTTGATAATTAAACATTTTCTTAACAAATGCATGCCAAAAATATTTACGCATTTGGTTTGTGGCACATGTAGCGTGTCCTATATATAACGCCTGCTGATACAAACCTGGAATTGGCTGAGTGGCAGCCTGTGTACCACCTTCTTCATTCACAGCTACTACTCCATTAACACTCATTTTATCCAACTTTGTTTGTCGATTTCGTAAACCACTTATAAATCCAGCAGATCGACTAGCATTGTATGCAATACGACGACGTCTATTTGCACTGCGTGCACGTCGTACTGAAACAATTGAACGAGAACGCGATTGCGCATATCGGTTCAATGGTGTCCAAGATCTAGACATCGACATCGAACGACTTGGAGTCGCACGATTAGAAACACTACGAACAGGTGCTCGAACTGATACACTACGTGTACGTGTTCGACCTCGATTCTCCATAGTATAAGCACGCCGTTTTGCTGCAGGTGCCATTGAAAACTTTTTAGAAGAAAGAGTGGTTTTCGGATATTCGACCTTTTTATAGCCAATTTCTTTACCACCATGCCAAGCTTTATACATATATGGTTTGAATGTACCCTCGCCACGGGGTTTTCTACCGTGCATATCATACTTAGACGCCAAACCATGCAAAGCAGCAATAACACCGCCACCAATTGCCAAATCAGTAGCGCGTCTACGATAAGTATACAAATCAGTAGACATATGAAATAAAAAGTGAAATATATATAATTGTGCTATTTATAGGGGGTGGGACGTGGGACGCCGCTCTAGTAAGTAATACTGGCGGCGTCCCGGTTGCTTAAAGTTGCTTATTTCTCACCCCCTAACTTGTTTATACAGGCAATAACCATTGGACCCTGCCCTTACCGCCTAAGCCCTTACCGCCTAACTTGTTTGTGTTGGTTATTTCTCACCCCCTAACTTGTTTAT